CACCCATTCCTGGCAGTCCAAGCTGGTCAAGCTGGACGATGGGCGCGAGGTGATGGAGCCGGCCGAGCGCGAGTTTCGCCGCAAGAACCCGGTCACCTTTCCCCGCGTGCGCCGGGAGGCGACGGCATGACACACGAGGAGCAGATGTTTCAGTCCATCAAACGGCAGTTGCGCCTGGGCCGCGCTCCGGTGGTGGGGCCCACACTGAGCGTGCTCGGCGCGTTCAGCCTGCCCGCAGGGTTCATCGCCTGGCTGCTGCTCGGCGACTGGCGCTGGACCCTGGTCGGCGTGGCCCTCCTGCTGGGTTTCTCTATCGCCGCCGGAGCCGTCAACAGCCGCCACAAGTAGATCACTGCGCCTACCCCCGATGACTCCCCAGTCATCGGGGGTAGGCCGCTACCATGACCCGCATGCCCCGACCCTCCCGCGCCAAGAGCCGACCGGCCGCGCGCCGCGAAGCCGCCCCGCCCGCCGTGCCCACCCCGGCCGCCTACCGCGCCGCCTGGTGGCCCGCCCAGATCGTCCTGCCGGACGGCACCACACACCGCATCGCCAAGGTGTTCGCCACCGCCGATGGGCTCTACGTCTACGCCACGGTGCCACCGGACCCGGCCGGTATCCCGCCGACCTGGTATGCCCCGATCGACTTCGACAAGACCGCGCCACCCCGCAGTGGTTACGCTGCCCGTCAAAAGAACATCCGGATCACCACGCAAGCCGGCGACGTGGTGATCTCCCCATTGCCGAACTGCGGCTGTGGCCAGCCGCTGAAGCTGTGGCGGCCGAGCTGGGCCCACCGTAACGAAGCCTGGAGCTGACGTGAACCTGGCAGTGCTCACCGGCCCGTGGGCCGTGCTGCTGGCGCTGGCCGCGTTCCGGCTGACCCGACTGGGGGTGGACGACACGCTGCCCCCACTGCCCCGTATCCGGAAGGCCATCGACGAGTGGGCCGTTGCCCGATGGAACCGGGCGGAGCAGGCCGCGCTGGCGCGCGATCGGGTGGAGTTCGACAGTGGGACACCCCGGCTGCGCAAGCTCCGTGAGCGACACATGGAATCCGGCAACCAGCCGCCGATCACCTATCTGGTGACCTGCTACTGGTGCGCCGGGTTCTGGATCTCCCTGGCTGTGGTGCTGGTCGCCGTGTTCGTCCCGGTCGCCGTGTGGGCCATCCCCGTGGCCGCCCTCGCTTTGTCCGCACTCGTCGGACTGCTGGCCCAGTTCACCGACTGAAGGGGGGCAAGGTGGCGCGCTCCGTTCGTCAAGCCGTGGTTGACAACCTCGACCGCCTGCGGGATGCCAGCCTCCGCGACGAGGCCCTCCAGTACGCGCTGCGCGGGCTGGAGCGCTCGGCGCACGCCCGGCAGAACCCGCGTGTGCTACGCGCCGCCGGCACCCGTATCTATTCGATGCGCCCGGAGCGGATGCGCGCGCTGGCCGGCAACGCCCAGTCATGGCAGCCGATCGCCTGGCAGTACCGGGACGGCATCGGAGAGCTGCGGTTCGCCATGCAGTACCGCGCCCGAGCCCTGAGCAAAGTCACCTTCCACGTCGCGGAGATCATCCCGGGAGACGACGAGCCCCTGCCCATCTACCTGCGCGACGAGAAAGACCAGCAGGGCAAGCCCACCGAGCGCTCCGAGAAGATCACCGTACCCCCGGATCTGTGCGCCGCCGCCGAGCGGGAACTGGGCCGGCTGCCACTCGAGGACGGGTTCAGCTTCCAGGGCGCCTGGTCGGAAAACCAGGACGTGGCCGGGGAATGCTGGCTGCACGGATACCAGGACCCGGACACCGGCGAGGAGACCTGGAAGATCCGCTCGGTCCTGGACGTGGGCACCCAGGGCTCCATGATGACCGTTAAGGACGAGCTAGGGCAGCCCCGCATCGTCAATCTGGGCACCAAGGATCAGCCCGGCACCGAGGAGATCTACCGCCTGTGGGTGCCGCACCCCGCCCATCCGCACCTGGCCGACTCGGCACTGCGGGCCCTGCTGGACGTGCTCGAGGACATCACCCTGTACGGCCGGGAGATGCGCGCGGTGTCACGTTCCCGCATCGCCAACAACGGTATCTGGATGATCCCGGAAGCCATGGCCACCCTGCGCAACATCCTGGCCGAGAGCGAGGCCGCCGAGGACGGGCCGGCCAACTTCATGGCCGCCATCCAAGCCGCCTTCCTGGCGCCCATCGCCAACGAGGGGGAGCCGGGCGGGGTGGTGCCGGCCATCATCACCGGCTCCCGCGAAGACATCGAAGTGGCGTCCAAGTCGTTCCTGCGGTTCGAGCGCGAGACCAGCTCCGACATCATCGAGAAGCTGCGCACCGCGCTGGGCCGTATGGGCAGCAGCCTGGACCTGCCACCGGAGATCATCACCGGGATGGCCTCAGCCAACCACTGGACGGGCTGGCTGATCGACGCTTCCAGCTTCCGCTACCACCTCGAGCCATCGGTGCGCCTCCAGGTGGACAGCTTGACCGGACCATTCCTGCGCACCAACCTGATCGAGCAGGGATTCCCACCCGAGCAGGTCCGCAAGCTGCGCGTGTGGTTCGAGGCGGGCAGCCTGACCGAGAACCCCAACCGCCGTCAGGACGCCCTGGACGCCCTAGACCGCATCTTGATCGGCCCGGCCGCCGGCCGCAAGGCTCTGGGCTTCTCCGAGGGCGACGCGCCCACCAGCGAGGAAGCCCTCCAGCTGATCGCCGCGAAGGCCGGCATCGATCAGGCCGCCGCCGTGAAGCTGCTCGCCATGCTGGCGGCACAGGAGGGCGCCGAACTGCCGGCCCAGCTCGGCGAACCGGTACGAGCCGAGGCCACCCGCGTAGAGCCGGCGCCCGCCCCGCAGGACCCCACGGTCCCCGGCCAGACCCCCGACACCGCGCCGCCCGGCATCACCGCCGCCGCCACGCCGCCGCGCTACGAGCTGGACACCGACACCGCGCAGAAGCTGATGCAGATCGAGCAGGCCCTGCGCATGGAGCTGCTGCACGTCGCCGACGCCGCCACCGCCCGCGCCCTGGAGCGAGCCGGCAGCCGGCTGCGCGCGAAGGCCACCAAGCGCCCGGAGATCGCCGCCAACCTGTCCGATGTGGCGGTCACCCACTGGGCCGAGAAGCTCGGTCCAGAGCAGACTTTCGCGCTCGGCGCCGACGTGCGCTTCCTGCTGAATGAGGCGTGGGCGACCCTGCGCGAGGCGTTCCACCGCAAGGTGACCCTGGCGGTCGGCGAGATCAGCGGCCGGCTCGCGGACCGCCTGCTGCGTGGCCGGCTCGGCGCCGCCGGGGCCAGCGCCGCCGCCGAGCGCATGCGCAGCGAGATGCTCTCCCGGCTGGATGACGCCTGGGCACACCTGGAATCCGACCTGGACGCCAACGCCGAGCGGCTGATGTTCGGACACGCCGAACCAGACGAGGTGGGTGAACTGCCCGACCTGTCCGTCCCGCCGGCCCTCATGCGCCGCGCCCTGGCCGAGATCGGCGGCCTGCCGGAAACCTCCAGCGGCCAAGAGTTCAGCGCCGAGCCGGTAGGCGGGCTGTCCACCGGATCCACCGCCACCCGCGAGCTGGACGCCGCCGGCATCCTTCCGGTGGGCTACCTGTGGGTGTACGGCGTGACCCCGCTGGCCCGCGAGTTCCCGCCGCATCGCGACCTGGAGGGTGAGCGGTTCACCGGCTGGAGCGACCCCAAGCTCACCCCGGACCCGCGCTACAAGTTCGTGGGCGACTTCTACCACCCCGGCGATCACCGGGGCTGCATGTGCAACTACGTGCCGGCCTACGCGGTGCCGGCCTACGCCGCGCAAACCGCCGAACGCCTGCGCGTGCCGAGCCAGCCCACCCAGTGGCTGCTGGACCTGGCCGCGCGCGATGACGCCGCCGGCCGCCGGGGCACCACCGCCCAGGAGACCCGCGACCAGTGGCAGGCTATCCAGGACCTTCAGGCCCGATTCATGGACGGAGCGTGATCCGGTGAGCGTTCCATTGTTCGGACCCAGGCCCACCAGTCAGGGCGTGCGCGGCTACCGCAGCCTGACCGATGGCGAAGTCGAGCTGGTCAACAGCATCAAGTTGCTGGAGGAGCTGGTGGCCGAGCGGTGGGGCGCGGTGGGCGGCAAGGCTGAGGTCAACCAGCGCTGGATGGCCGTGGCCCGAACCCACTTCCAGGAGGGTTTCACCGCGCTCATCCGGGCGATCACCCAGCCGCACGACCCGTTCCAGGTCCAGGTGGAGAACAACGCGCAGGACTTCATCGAGGGCGCGAGGAGCTGACCATGGAAACGATCGACGACATCACGCCGGACGCCCGCACCCTGGAGCTGGAGCGCCCAGAAGGCACAGCGCCGGTGAAGCTGGTGCTGGCCGTGGAGGGCCTGGACACATCCGATGGGCGCTTCATCAACGTGGGCGCCCTGGACACCCGCCCCATGCCGCTCACCATCTGGGCCCAGGTGCGCTCCACCCACGGCATCGAAGGCGACGCCGCTACGTTCGTGGTCGGCTCGATCACCGAGGCCGAGCGCGTGCCGGGCCCCCAGGTCGTCCAGCGATCCACCGGGGAGCCGTTCCCCGAGGACACCGCCGTGTGGCTCGGCCGGGGCTGGATGTACACCGACGTGCCCAGCCCCGAGTCGGGCAGCAAGCCGGCCTACACGCTGATGAAGGACGGCGCCCTCTACGGCAACAGCGTGGACCTGGTCGCCGTTGACGCCGAGTTCGTCTACGGGGAGAACGATCCGCTGGACGGGCCGCCCCGCCAGATCGTCACGCACAGCGCGTCCATCGCCTCCACCACCCTGGTCGGCATCCCCGCCTTCCAGGATGCGTTCGTGGAGGTGGACGGCGAACCGGTCACCCCGAGCACCGAGGCCCTGGCGCTGGTGGCCGCCGGCCCGGCCATCCCGTCGTGGCGCTCGGCGGAGATCGGCGACAAGTGCGGGCCGTGCCTGGCTGCGCCGATCGAGGAGCACTTCACCCCGGAGGCTGTGGGTCACGCGCTGGACGTGATCGGCGAGGCGCTGCGTGATCAGGGCCTCGCCGAGGCGGAGCCGTTCGCGGACGTGCTCACCGGGGAGGACCTGGAGCCGGCCGCACTGGACTTTTCCACCAGCGGCATGGTGGCGCTCATCCCTGCCGAGCCGGGACTGCTGGCGGTGCCGGCCGGTGACCGCCCCGACGAGCTGCACTTGACTCTGACCTACCTGGGCGAGGAGGTCACGACCTGGAGGCCGGAGGAGATCGCCGCTGTGCACGCGGTGGCGCGCTCGGCGACCGACGCGCAGGAGCAGTGCCGGCAGGCTATGGAACGCGCGCTGGAGGCGAGTGAGGAGCCGCCCGAATGCGACATGCTGTACGTGTCCCCGGCGCAGGAAGGCCCGCTTCGGCTCAACGTGTTCGCCCACGCCCAGTTCAACCCGAACGGCGGCCCGGCCGGCCAGGAGCCGGCTACCGTGTACCTGTTCGACGGCGGCGGTGACATCACCACGGTCACCGCGCTGGCCGAGCAGATCTCCGGGGAACTGTCCCGGCAGGTGGGTGCCGCGCAGTTCCCCGAGCAGCACCGGCCGTTCATCCCGCACGTCACCGCCGGCTACAACCTGGACCCCCAGCAGTTGAGCTACACCGGCCCGGTCACCTTCGACCGTATTCGGGTGGCGATCGGCAACCAGCGCACCGACTACCCGCTCGGCGGGGGGTCGGCGATCGTGGCCGCCGCCGCACCGTTGCCGCCCGCAGCCTGGTTCGACGACCCCAAGCTCGAGGGCCCCACCCCGGCCACGGTGACCGAGGACGGGCGCGTGTTCGGTCACCTGGCCACCTGGGGCACCTGTCATGTCACGTTCCCCGGCCAGTGCATCACCCCACCGCGCAGCCCCTCCGGGTATGCCTACTTCCTGGTGCACTCCACCCGGGCGCTGGACGAAGCCGGGCAGGTGGTAGAGGTCCCGGTGGGCTACGGCACCCTGTCGCGCGATTCGACCGGCGGGCACGCGGGGGTGACCCTGTCGGCAACCGAGGCCGCCCGGCACTACGACAACACCTGCACGGCGGTCTACGAGATCAACGTGGGCGAGGACGAGCACGGGATCTGGTTCGCCGGCCGGCTGATGCCGGGCCTGGACGAGTTCACCGAGCACAAGGCCCGGGGCGTGGCCTTCTCCGGGGACTGGCGGCCGATCCGGGGCCGGCGCGAACTGGTGGCCGCACTGGGCGTGAACACCCCCGGCTTCCCGGTGCCGCGTGTGCGCGTGGTGGCCGGCCAGCCGGCCGCGCTGGTGGCCGCCGGGGTTCCGCTGGCCGAGCCGGATGCCGCGCCGCAGGACGGAGCTGTGGCGCAGTTGGCCGCATGGGTGGCCGAGCAGCGCGATACCGCCGCCCGGGAACGGCTCGAGTGGGCGTATGCGCTCACCACCGCAGAGCTGACCCTGGCCCTGGAGGGCGATCACCCGTGGCTGACCGAGGGCGAGACGGCAGAGATGCTGGAGTCGCTCGGCGACCTCCTGGGTGAGCCGTTCGCCGGGCGCAAGAAGCTGCACTTGCCACCGTTCATCAAGCGGATCGCCAAGCATGTCCAGCGGGAGGCTGGATACGACGAGTCCCACGCCATCGCGGTGGCTGTCAACGCTGCCAAGAAGATGTGCGCAACGGGAGACACTTCCCTGCCGGGTCGCCAGCAGATCCATGCGGGATCGAGGGCGCAAGCCTGCGCCGCCGTAGCGCAGTGGAAGAAGGACCGGCCCGGCGCCCGGTGAAGTCGGACGCCGGGCCGGTCGGCGGCTCAGTGGCCGCAGTTCCCGCAGTCGCCGAGCACCGCATTCGGCAGCTCGGCTTTGGCCACCTCATCGAGGCGGTACCGGCGGGCGAATCCCCAGGTGTTGCTGGTGAGGCTGGCATTGGCGTGCGCGCCGATCTCGCCGATCGTGCCGATCTCCCGGTGGCCGTTGGTCAGGGTGAGCAGTACGGGGAGGTGGCCGTTGGCGGCTGCGTCCACCAGGATCCGGCATGTGTGCTCGTCCAGGTGGGGATGCACGTCCTGGAGCTGGTGGGCCAGGTCCGACAGCGCCGGCCAGTACAGCTTGAGCTGGGCGCGCAGGTGGGCGTTGAGGTAGCTGCCGTTGAGGGTGCCATCCCAGGTCACATCGGTGAGGGCGTGGCGGGCGGTGGTCTTCTCGGCCATGGGAGGTCCTTCCGGTTGGTTGTTCCTGCTACCCGATACGGTACACCCCCGAATCCAGGGGGTCAAGTCTGGATTCGGGGGTGTCGGCCTCAGAACTGCGGGCCGTACTCCCGGCCGCGTAGCGACATCTCGCAGGCCGACTCGGCGGCCAGATTCTCCCGCACAGCCGCCACGCGCCGCGCGTCCAGGCCGTCGAAAGTGGTCTGCATGTGGGCCAGCCAGGCGCGGCTGTCTGCGGCGTCCATCGCGGCCACGGCGTGCCCGAAAACGCGGCCGAGCATCTCGCCGAGGTCGGAGTCCAGTGCGTTGATTCGCACGATGAGCGAGCTGGCTTCCGCGAGGCGCTGATAGTGATCCATTTCGGGGTCCTTCCGTAGGGGTCGTTCCTGGTGGGCGTTCAGTTTCCGAGCGGGCAACCGTTCTTCCCGCAAGGCGTGTCAGAGCCGCAGACGCCGCAGTTTCCGGGGATGCGGCTCAGGTAGGTGGCGGGGTGGAGGTTGTCGCCGCCGCGCTCGAGGCCGGCGACGAGCTGCACCCAGGTGATGCCGTCGCTGCCGTCGCCGTTGACGATCGGGCCGTGGTTGATGCGGACGCGCCCAATGATGTGCGAGTCGCGGAACCGGATCAGGTCGCCGGGGCGGAGGGCTTCGGTGTTCGTCATGCCCTCACGGTACACCCTGCACGGCGGGGGGTCAAGGCCCAGCCTGACACTTGACCCCTACTACCAAGGGGTGTACCGTGAGCGGAGCAAGGGAACGGCCACCACGGAGGACCCGATGACCAAGACTGAAGCCGCCGAAATCCTGGCCAACCACATCACCGTGCAGGCCCGCCGCCGTGGCATCACCCAGGTGACCAAGGACTTCATCGAGGAGGAGCGCTCAGAGGCCGTTCACGCTGGCGGCCAGATCGCCGCCGCCGCCCGGCTGTACCCGCACTGGAAGACCATCCGCACCGCCGGCCGCCGCAACCACAACGAGAAGTGACCGCCATGAACCCCCAGGACTTCACCGCCACCACTGCCCCCACCAAGGTCCAGCGTCTGCTGGACTCGGCCGCCGAGCGTGGTCTGAGCGTCACCTACGACGGCAGCGTCAACGGCTCCCTCACCACCAGCCACACCTGGACCATCAAGAGCGGCGCCAGCCATGACCGGGACGCCCTGTGGCTGTACTGGCACGCCGGCCCTAACGGCGGCTCGCTGGCCATCGACTACTACCAGCCGGACCGTGGCGCCGGCAGAAGTAACGCCAAGCGCATCACCCGCCGGCAGGCCCACCAGCAGATGCAGTGGATGCGCGAGACGCTGGAGCGCCACCAGGAGCGCGAGGTCGCCCGTGCGGTGATCGAGACCAACCACGCGGCGAACGTTGGCGAACCCCGCTGCACCGTCGAACACCCCGAGCTGACTCCGGCTGGCCGGTCGCTGCCCTGCCTGCTGCGCGGACCGCACGATGTCCACCAGGACTCCATGAATCGCAAGTGGACAGTCGAGACCCCGGCTTCCGATTCTGCCCAGCAGAGCCAAGAGCGTCGTCCGGAAATGATCAAGCCGGCCGTGGTGACCAACGGCAGCGACCTATCCCCCGGTATGAAGATGACCCTGCGGCGGGGTAGCCCGCACGAGCCCCGACTGTCCACGAGGACCACCATCAACGCGCTGGTGGCGCGCGGCCTGGCCGTGGACATGGGCGGCGGATTCTGCTGCCTGACCGATCAGGGGCGCAAAGTGCGCGCCGCGCTCGAGGTGCCCCGTTCGGAATCACCGGACGAGCCGCTGGCCGCGTGCGGCTGCCCCGAGCGCATCATCCAGGATGAAGGACACCAGGATGGCTGCGCACTGTACGGCGCTGACCTGGCACGCTCGGCCCAGATCCGGGCCGATGCCGAGACTGCTGGGGACGAGGCGCTGGCCGTCCAGATCACCCGCGAGAGGATCGCCATGGGCAAGAACGCGCCGGCCAGCCCCTGGAAGTACCCGACGAACCCGCAGGACCCGAACTGGTTGCGGGCCGACCAGATCATCCACCGCGCGGGCGAGATCCTCACGGTGGTGGCGGTGATCATCCACCAGGGCGTGCTGCGCAGTGTGGCCGTGTCCGTCAACGGCGGCTACGGGCGCCGCCTGCGCTGGTACGGCGACTACGCCGAGCCGACCGCCGGGCCTGTGTCGGTGCTGTTCGATGATCAGTGCGGCCTGCCGGTGGCCGAGCGCGGGGGGTGGCCACGCAGCCTGGTATCCGCCCACGAGACGGTCCGGCGCATCCTGGAGGAGCAGCGGCTGGACGGGTGGGTGATCGGCAAGCTGTACGACGAGAAGAAGCACGGAGGCGGCTACATCGTGGTTCAGGTCCCTGCCCGACAGGACCCCGCCCGCCACCTGGCCCTCCTGGAGCGCTACGTGCCGTACGTGTGCAATGTCCGACTGCTGGGGGACAGTGAGGGCTGGACCGAGATCGCGATCGAACCCACCGACGCCCCGGAGGACTGACCCATGGACGTACCCCCCGAGGACTGGCAGAGTTGCCGGGCCTGCCGGGCCGATATCGTTTTCGGCCGCACCAGTCGCATCAGCAAGGGCAAGCCGGTGGTGATGCCGGTGGACGTGAAGCCGGCCGATAACGGCACGGTGGCCCTGTCCAAGCAGGGCGGCGTTTACTACGCGGGGGTGGTCCGCAAGAACCAGGCCGCCGGCATGCGCGACCGTGGCGTCGGCCTGCACGTCTCGCACTTCGCCACCTGCCCGCAGGGCGCCCGGTTCCGCCGGTACTACCCGGACGCCGGCTGATGATCGACCCGGAGTATCTGGCCGACCTGCGCCGCCGTGCCACCGCCGACGCCGAGCAGCTCACCGTGGCCGAGCGCCACGAGCTGGCCACCCTGGCCCTCGGCCTGGGTAACGCCGCCCGCGCCACCGTCCGAGGCGAATACCTCCAGCAGGCGCTGGACTTGCTCGGCGAAGCCGCGCCCACGCTGGCGCTGGAGCTGCGCCGGGTGCTGGCCGCCGCAACGCTCTATCAGCCGGCGCGCCGCGACATCGCCTAGAGTTCCCCCGGGCGAGACACCCCCCATAGCCGGGCCCTATGCTGCGCGCAGCGGAGGTCTTGCCGTCTGACCCCGGCCCAGCCGAGCGTGTCGGACCCCTTCCCGGCCCAGCCGGTCCACCCTCCGTTACATCACTGTGACGAGAGATGAGGACCCCCCATGTCGCGGACATTCGACGCCGGCATTCTGGGCCGACTCGGCGAGGCGACCCCCGAGGAGCTGGCCGCCGCCCTGAGTGCGATCCGCACCGACGCCAGCCACTACGGCTCCCAGCCGGCCAGCCAGGACAACCTTTCGGCGGTCACCGCGCTGGAGTCGGCCGCCCAGCAGATCATCGCCGAGCAGGCCCAGCGCGCCAAAGTGGCCGCCGACTACTCCGCGCGGCTGAGTTCCCTGGGCGCCCTGACCGACAAGTCGGACGACAAGCCGGCCGAGCCTGACCCGCAGGTCCAGCAGGAGCCGGTCGAGCCGGGACAGCCGGACAAGCGCGCCGAGCCCAACCAGCCAGCGCTGCCCGACCCGGACGAGGGCGACAAGCCTGCCAGCGACGGCGACGATTCGGCGGTCACCGCCGCTGGCGCGCCCCGCCGGCCGCTGGGCACCGGCGGGCACAAGCCGGCCAGCAAGCCGGCCGCCGCGCTGCCCCGCGTGACCGTGCAGACCTTCGCCAACGCCGGGGTGGCGCACAGCCCCGCCGGTGAGCCGGTGGCGATGAGCGACGTGCTCCGCGCTTTCGAGGATCGGCGCCGGCTGGCCGGGCGGGGGCGCGGATACGAGCGCTACCCGATCGTGACCGCCGTGTCCACCTTCCCGGAGGAGCGCTACCTGGCTCGGCAGTCCGACCCCGACCGCAACCAGCACGTGGTCCGCGACGCCGTGCGCGCCGCCACCAGCATCCACGCCCGGGACAACCTGGCGCGGGCTCAGCGCATCCGCTCCGGTCCCACCGAGGACAGCGCCCTGGTGGCCGCCGGCCTGTGCGCACCCGTCGAAACGATCTACGACATCGACGTGGTGGGCGACCAGGACCGGCCGATCCGCGACAGCGCGGTGGTTCGGTTCGGTGCCGAGCGCGGCGGGGTGCAGTTGCGCCCGGACATCTCCGGCGCCGGGCAGACCCTGGCCACCGGAGTGTGGACCACCGCGCAGGATGAGGCCGACCCGATCGTCCCCAAGACCTGCGTGGAGATCGACTGCCCCGGCATCGTCACCGCCGAGGTGGAGGCCCTTTACCAGTGCATGACCTGGTCCAACATGTCCACCCGGTTCGACCCGGAAGGCATGCAGGCCAACCTGGAGGCGCAGGGTGTGGCGCACGCCCGGTTCGCCGAGAACCGGCTTTACACCCAGATCCAGACCCAGTCGAAGGATGTCTACTCGGCGCGGGTGCTGGGGGCTACCAGGGACATTCTGGTCACGCTGGACCAGATGACTGCCTACCTGCGCAACCGCCACCGCCTGGCCGGCTCCATGCCGCTGCGCTGGGTGGCGCCGCTGTGGGCCCGCAACCTGATGCGCGCCGACATCACCCGGCAGATGGTCGGCGACGGTCTCCAGGCGTTGGCGGTCACGGATGCCGAGCTGGAGCGCTGGCTGGCCGAGCGCAACGTCAACACCACCTGGCACCTGGACGGCATCGACCCGGCGGACATCACCGGCCCGACGCCTGACGTGGTGGTGCCGGCGCAGTTCTACGCCAACCTGGTGGACGAGTCGGCTGTCCCCGGCTTCCCGGACGCCATCTCCACCCTGCTCTACCCGGAGGGCACCTGGCTGTACCTGGACGGCGGAACCCTGGACCTGGGCGTGGTGCGCGACTCCACACTCAACAGCCAGAACCGGTTCCAGACGTTCAGCGAGGAGTTCGCCTTCCCGATGTTCAAGGGCGTGGAGTCCATCCACCTGGTGTTGCAGGTCCAGCCGACCGGCCAGTCTGCTGCCACCAAGGACACCAACGCCATCGCCGACTGACCGACTCCCACCCCTGGCGGCACTCGCCTTCCGCCAGGGGTGGGCCCACACGGGAGGAGGGCTGCATTGTTCAGCCCGATTGAGCCGGTCCACGCCGAGCGACCATCTACCGGCCTGGTGGCCGCCGCCATCACCCCGAGCGACGTTCCCACCCGTTGGCAAGACGGATTTGCGTGGCGGCCGGAGCGCTGCCCCATCGCGCGCGGATTCGATCCCGTGTGCGGCCTCGAGGACCCTTTCGGCGACGTGATGGGCGACGGCGACGACGGGCCCGCCTACCACCGCCCCACCGCGTTCCGGATCGAGGAGGATTGCGGTACGCGCGGCAACCTGGGCCAAGAGCTGGTGACCCGCATCCGCCGGCAGGCCGAGGCGGTAACCAGCTTCATGGTGGCCCGCGAGCTTCAGAACGGCGCCATTACCCAGGCCGACCCCTACACCGCGTTCGGCACCTCGGACACCGTGAACGGCTACCTGGCCAGCCCGGCGGCCGAGGTTGAACCTGGCTCGTGGGAGCCGTACTCGGCGCTCGGCCGGATCGAGGAGGCCGCCCGGCAGAGCGCGCTCGGCGAAGATGTGTTCATTCACATGCCGGTGCGCATGGTGCCGCTGGTGTTCCCCGCGCTGGAGAAGCGCGGAAACCTGCTCTACACCCCGACTGGTGCCAGGGTGGTGGCCGACGCCGGCTACACGGGGACCGGCCCGCTGTCGGCCGGCACCTCAGAGGTGCAGTCCGTGACGGTCACTGGTGGCCCTTCCGGCGGCACGTTCACCCTCACACACCTGAGCCAGACCACGGCGCCGATCCCCGCCGCCGCGTCTCCCGCGCTGGTGCAGGACACCCTGGAGGATCTGGACGGGGTCAATCCAGGCGACATCACGGTGACCGGCACGCCCGGCAACCACACGGTGACGTTCAGCGCCGACCAGGGAAACGTCCCGCAGATGACCGCAGACGGTTCCGGCCTGACCGGTGGCACGACGCCAGCCGTGGTGGTCGCCACGGTCACCCCTGGCGTGGCGCCGACCGCAACCACCGGGGACTGGATGTATGCCACGGGTCCGGTGCTGGTGTTGCTGGGCGAGATCCGGGTAACGGAGATTCCGATGTGGTCGGAGAACCGTTCACTGCTGGTGGCCGAGCGGGTCACGGCTGCCGTGTTCGACCCCTGCAACCATCACGCCATCGAAGTAGACATGCCGGCCGCCGCTTAGGCCCAACCGAGGAGGACAAACATGTGGGACGGCAGCGGTAGCCTTTTCGCTCTCGGCATCCGCCTTTCCAAGCTGGACACGGTCGGGGCGCCCCTGGCCGGCTCGGACACCTGCTATCAGACCAACGGCCTGATTTCCATCGGCGTGGGCCTGGAGTTTCGGGACGCGCTGGAGGTGGAGCAGATCGGCGGCACCGGTAGCGCCTGCCTGTACTACTTCGCCCCGCCGACACTCAAGCGCGGAACGATCTCCGATCTTCAGTTCTGCCAGCCGGACCCCAACGTGCTCCAGTTCTGCCAGGGTGGTGACATCATCGCCGGCCCGCCGGCCGTCGCCGAGGTGCAGACCCTGACGATCTCTGGTGTGCCGACCGGCGGCACCTACACGCTGACCTTCGACGGCGAGACCACCACGCCGCTGGACTTCGATGCCATCGCCGCCGATATCCAGGCCGCCTTGCTGGCACTGGACAATCTGGACCCTGGGTCGGTCACGGTGACCGGCACCGGGCCGTACACGGTCACGTTCACCACGGGCGCCGGCAACGTTCCGCAGCTTCTGGCGGACGGGTCGGGGCTGACCGGCGGAACCGCGCCGGACGCCACGGTGGTCACCGCCACGCCCGGCAGCAACCTCACGGAGATCGGCTACGCGGCGCCGGAGGTGGGCGCGGCGCCCGTGCCCAATGGCCTGTCCGTGGAGTTCTGGACGGCAGCGATTGCGGACGGCGCCTACGCCGGCACGCTGCCCTACATCCGTTGGGTGCTGCCACGCTGCTACCTGTCCCCTTCAGACAACTGGAAGGCGGAGGGGGAAAACCCGCTGCTGCCCGGCTTCTCCGGCTTCTCCAACCAGAACCCGAACTGGGGGGATGGCCCGCTGGATGACTGGCCGTACGTGTCCAACCGGGTGTGGCAGTTCGCACGGGTTGCGGACCTGCCGGATCTGAGCCCCGGCTACGTCACGGTCGCCTGACTGCCCGGCTGGACGGTCCGGGCGGGGTGAGGCGGGGCCGGCGCCGGGATTCCGCCCTCTGGCGCCGGCCCCGCGCGGAGAGGAGGAAGTATGGCGCCGTCTGAAGTGTCGGCTGTCCTGTGTTCCTCGTGGGCCACGGTGGACGACGTGTCACCCAACCAGCGCGCCAGTGTGGCCGCACTGTCCGATGATGAGCTGAACGCACACCTGCTGATGGCCAGCGAGATCCTGTGGGCGCTGTCCGGCCGCCGCTGGTACGGCGGCGGGTGCGTGGAGTCGGCTACGTTGCGCTCCGCCCCACCGCAGCCCGGTCAGGGCACCTGGCCCTACCATCGCACCTGGGGTTCCTGTGGGTGTTGGGCGTGGGGTGGCCCGGCGAACGGCTGGGTCGGGCAGCATATCGCCTCCCCCATGGCAGTGCGGCTGCCTCGCTCCCCGGTGACCGCCGTGACCGCCATAACGATCAACGGCCTGCCGTTCACCGACTACCGGCTGGTGCGGGCGGGCTGGCTGGAGCGCACGGACGGACGCGGCTGGGCGGTGTGCGATGAGTCCACGGAGATCACCTACGAGCACGGTGAGCCTCCGCCGCTGGCCGGTCTGGCCGCCGCCGTGGAGCTGGGCATCGAGATGGGCAAGGCCGCGCTGAACGATAACTCGTGCCGGCTGCCAGTGCGCACCACCCAGGTCACCCGGCAGGGCATGTCGATGACCGTGGTGGACCCCTCCGAATACCTGGACAAGGGTAAGGTAGGGCTGCCCGGAGTGGATCTGTGGCTGGCCGCCGTGAACCCCCGGGCCACCCCGCAGGCCGCCGGGGTGTGGTCCCCCGATATCCCGACAACCCTGCGGAGCTGACATGCACGTGGACCCCAAGGCGCCCGCCGACTCGCCGCTGCACCCGTCGAACATCGGGCGCGCACAGGAGAGCGAGCCGGAACAGCCGGCCGACTCGCCGAGCATGGATGAACTGCTCGAGACTCACCGCACGAGCGCCGAGCTGGCTGACGATCTTCGGCCGGACCGCGACGAGCTGCAACGCCGCGCCCAGCTCGTCGCCGAGCACGACGAGGACCCGGACCCCGAATACGCGCCCACCTTGGTTGACCTGACCGGCATGGAGCACCGCTGGGAAGGCGAGGACGGCTGGCAGCCGGTCGAGCCGGAGGACACCCAGGGGGACGCCGAGCAGGATCAGGCCGAGGAGTCCAGTCAGGACGCGGAGCCGGAGAAGCCGCAACCCAAGAAGCGGACCGGCCGGCACCGCAAGACCACCAAGGACACCCCGACGCCCGATCTGGAAGCCGCGCTGGCCAAGCTGGACGCCACCCGGGGCAAGAAGAAGTGACCACCGGTCGCCGGCTGCTGGTCGCCGCGCTGGCGGAGGATCTCCTGGCCTCCATCGTCGGGCACTTCGCCACCGCAGGGGTGCCGCTGCCCGCTCGGCAGGCCGTGGTGCCAGGTGAGCCCAGGACATTCGCCTGGGACTGCGAGCAGCTCACCGTGTCGCTGGGCGGCATCGGCTGGGGTCCAGCCGTGGATGTCTCCATGCCCAGCCCCGCGCCCGGCATCACCGCCGGAGTGTTCAGCGTTCGGCACGCCGTGTACGCGGCCACCCTGGTGCGCTGCACCCCGGTGGCCAACCGGGACGGCACGGCGCCGGCCGCAGAGGATCTGCACGCTGCCGGCCTGGCGTTCATGCACGACGCCGGCCTCATCTCTCAGGCGCTGGTGGAGCATGTGACCCGCCTGCGCGGCACCCTACCGCCGGAGGGCAAGGTCCAGGCTGGTGCGGTGGAACCGGTCGGCCCCTCCGGCGGCCTGCACGGGCTGGAAACCATTCTGGCCGTCACCGCCTCCAGGCTGGAG